GTTATCGCTCGCCACGGGAATATCTGCGGCAGCAGGCCAGTAATGGGTTAAGTGATAACAGGTGTCTGGAAATATAGGGGCAAATCCACAAAGCCCGAGAGCAGTCAAAGAAGTATTTCTGGATTATTCAGTCCTAGGTCAAATGGTGAAAACGCAAGTAATAAACCGTCAAGTGGTATGGCGAACAGAATCAAACCAGTTGTAAGCGATTCACAAATCGGTAGATATACAACTGACAGTAATACTCTGAAGGATGGATTGTGTAGCCAAGCCCACATAGGAACTCAACCTTATCGGCCAGGTGCTGACTCGCCGCTAACTGTGAGATCATTCCTACAAATTACACTTTCCAACAATAATTACAAATCATTAGAGCATCTGCAAACACGAGCAGAGAATTATCTGAGACATCGCAAAGCAGAAGAGAAGATTCTGCGTTCGACCGTTGAGGGACTAACTAATCCAGAATCTCCTGTATTCAAACAAGCAGCATGGATGGGGCATCTGGAGCGTGGCCTTTGGAAAACGGAAACACGCTGGAATGGAAACGACCGTGATCAGCTAGGCAAAGAGGCTCTTGGTTCAGAAGAACCAAAACCTGGTTCACCATTTTACGGTAGTCGTGGACTAAAATTATCTGATAGTGCCCGTTCTGCCTTTTCAATGATGCTGTGTGGTTCTGCAGGACCATTCACGAAGGAGCAAACACTATCCGGCTTCGAGCTCGCACAGACTGGCCAGGTGTTGGCTGGAAGACTAAAAATTCCGGAGCGAATGACATTCCGCGCGAACAATCGCGTTGATGCTCAGCGTAACGGTACACACTCCACCCGCACACAAACAGGCATGGATCTTTCTCAAGATATCGGCACAATTATGCGTGATAAAGCTGGGCTACCGGTCATGAGCGGAACATCCGGTTCCTCCTCTGATGCCACTCTTGCAACACGTTACGCTGCCGAGCATTTTGGTAAAACATGGGCCGCTCCAGGCTTAAGCCAAGCAGAAGGATGCAAAGCTATCTCGGATCTGTCACATCACTATTTTCGTGCAGAAGGCTCCAGTCCACCACAATCAATGGCAACGGGAATAAATAAGGTTCGTTGTGATGCAGGAATGGAAGAGAAACATGTAAATACACTGGATATATTTACACATAGCTACCCAGAAATTTATGCTGGGGTTGCATTGACGATTGCTGGGGCAAGCGCTAATGATGAGCAGGCAATGTATAATGTTACGCAAGAAGCCGCTCGTATTCTGCACGAAGCTGAAACTAAAGATTGAACATGTTCTAGTGAAGAAGCCTACCCCAGAAGAATATATTCCATATTCCAGGCATTATTGATGAATTTTATAATCAATGCGAAAAAACTGGCATTGATTGTATACAGATTCTCCTAAAGGAGAATCTGTTCTGTACCTTCAGCCAAGCAGTATTACGCAACGACCAATCTTTCGTGTTCCTATTAATCAATGAGTTAAAGTTGATTAGTAACCTGAGACAGAGCATTAGCGCAAGGTGATTTTTTGTCCTCTTGCTCTAATTTTTTGTCAACGCACTGGGTTAGTTGAATTTACAACCATGCTCAGTATCTCGATAAGCGCAGAGAAATGATGCAGTGGTGGGCGGATTGGATTGATGAAAAGGTGGAGTGACCCACCTTAACTACCGAAGAGCACAAAGCCTTGCAATCAAGAGTAAAGCGTTTGTCCCACCAATATATATTCAGCACAAGAAACACAGCTAAAGCAATGGATGCAGTCTTACTTGTTGGAATCCCTGGCTCACTGTATTGTCATCATGAATAAGAGCTGAGTCGTGCGGGTAGGAGGTTCTACGGGGCACCCCAATCTCTTCGCGGAATTTATTTTCTGAAAGCACCTCCTCTGAAAAAGCCCCCAACCCAACAGTCCTAGCTTCTTCGAGTAAAAGTGGAGAGTATTTTTGTGATTCTGGTCGGGAACTCTCAACTTTCAAGCGCTCCCCATTTAAATTGTGGAAAACATGGAGCAACTCATGAAAAACAATAGTCGCATGAAAATCCACCACGCTAATCCCCTCCCCACAGGGATATTCAACTGCATTCAGATTACAGTGAAAATCGGAACCAGTTCCCCGATGGTTCTCAGCATCTATATCTCTATGTGCCATAACTCCTAGTCTGGAAGAATTGAGATGTATTACCACTGTTTCTGATTTAAGTCGGGATATTGATTCAATAGAATTCAGGAGTACACGCCCTGTCTCTGTAGAGCTAATCTTATCGAGCGCTGCTTCAATCTGCTGATATATATTATGATCAGTCCCCTGGAAACGAAGTTGCGGATTGTTTTTTATCCATTGAACGCTCGATGCTTTTACAAGAGACTCGATATCTGTATCTGACATTGAGTTCGACGTTGATGACTAATGTAATACCAAGTTGAGGGACGTAGGGCGCATCAAGGACTCCTGAGAATGCTACTTATTAGCAGCCTGTTTACCACTCTGTGAAAATGATTTTTTTAAAAGTGACCGTCAAGGCGGTCACCAAACCCGATAATAAAGCGGATCATAGCCATTTGCCAGTCCTCAGCGGCATTGCCCATTTCCGTGATCCGCCAAGAATTGCCAACCACACAATTTGTTACCAACTCCATCCATGCAACAAATCCACTACACTGGATAAAATTACTAAATTTTACTTAATACCACACTAATAAGATCTTGCTTTCCTCCATGATAAGATTGCATTATTTGATTTTCACTCCATGAACGTTCAGAAATATTATAAGATGATATATCTATTGGATTAAATTCATTTCTCGTGCGATCATATAAGACATTTGTCTCTGTTGTATCGATAAAAAGAATTCCTTTTTGCTCAAGCCTGTCAAACATATCATAAATGGCATGCTCAGCCTGTGCCGGCAAGGACGAAATATTTAAAAGCGATTCTCCATTTATTTTATCCATTCTAATACCAATAATATCGCCATTATCGCCATATATTTTTTCTGCACTCCCGGCACCATAATATTGGTTGAAGCAACGAACTTCGTTTGTTACCTCTTCATTGCTTTGAGATGCAGTAAACATCTTCAGGACTTTTGTTGCATCCTCAGCATCTTCATATACTACAGCGTTACCCCCTTTGCCAATAACATTACCAGGCACAGGCAACCTGTTATAGTCCACACTCGGTAACTCTGGCGGTGCATAATCAACAGGAGGTAAATCAGGTCTATTCGAATGAACAGCACCTCTTTCCATAGTCCTATTCACTGGCGATGAATTCAGCATCACCTCAATTTTCCTGCTAATCTCTCCCTTAGGCCATCCCAGCCTGTGCAACAGATTAGTAAAGCAACCACTATGACTTTCTCTTGTAACGCAAAACTTATTATCAGTGACAACAACACGATATGTTCTGTTGCCCACCTTTACTTGCGCCCCATTATCCGAGCTAGCAGCTGCATCCCTTACAGAGGATAAAATACGACTGTCAGGAGAAGTCAGGTTTCTGGTTAAAGAATTCCATGAACACCCCAAATTTACAGAAGATGGTGATAGCATACATTTCAACCTTCAAAATGAATCAATCTTTACTTTCTTAACAAACATCACCATGACATGACAACAAAAAACTGGAAATTAACTATTGTTTTTGAGTATCTGGCAACTCATTCATCCTTCCAGCATCCCGTCAGACGAACGTTTACGAACTATAAATCAGGTATTACTGGCCCTCGAAATCTGGAGATACTGACGTATCAACACGGTTCAGTAACACCCGATACCTCTTCCAGACTGTCAACAACGATGTCTCTTCATCCGTTGCGATCTGCAGCATCCTGAATATGAATGCCATAGCTTACGGCATCACGAAAAGTTTATGAGCGGCTCAAAGCATCAAGTATAGTATTACTAATCATATCGACCGTATGCTGATCAATGAGTCTGCCACGACTGTCATGGACGGCACGAATTACACTTTCGTATACGTTGCTTAAATCTGCTGCGGAAAGTGGTATTCGCTTGCCTATATCCAAAACGTAATCCGCATAGGCATTTTCAGCACGATTAGGAGCAATGGGAGCAGAGTATCCTGCCGGGGCGGAAAAGTTGAAGTTGGACTGTAATGAGGGAATTTTCATGTTGATACCTAATACCATGCAAATCATTTATTACAACAGAATAAACTTTATCAAATTCATTTACCATGAACTGCATGTATACTGACTTGTGTTCATGATCATATTAGGGTGTTTAAACTCAATAAAGTCACAAAAATGATTATAATTATGTAATGGTGTAAAGTTAAAATATTTCTTAACTCCTTTCCCCAAACCATCATAATATGGATGAGCATCTACTTTACTATGCATAAAAGAAAGTCCCTCAAGTAGAGCAGGATGATTACTACGGTTAACAATTATTGCACTATTTTCAATATTTACACTATCATTACGACGATCCACATGCATTGAAATTCCATCAGGAGCATATATTGTACCAAGCTTACCTGTAAGTATCATATCCATATCAAGATAGATACACACCTCCCCGAATGAAATACCGTGATTCTTTGTATTATATGTGCACCTGAATATCTCTCCTGCTTTTAATAAGGCTAAATTTCTGAAGAAATCAAACCATGCATGATTTCTTTTCTTTGCATACATAGAAATCAAAGAATCCTGCTCCTTTGAAATTTCCCTCAGCTCTTTCTCTAACAGATTCAACAAGTATTCATCTCTTTTGTCTTCAGTTCGTAACCTTTGTTCACATATAATATCATGATAAATATCTGATAGTTTTCTGTCATACATACTGAAGTCAACATCTTCCCGATAGATTATCATTACATTTTCAAAATCTCGTTCCAATTTTGAAAAAGCAGTCTTTTGGTTGACTGAAAAATCGCCATCAACAAAAATACCTATCATACGATCACTCTCTATCCTTGCCGCATTTGTGACATTATCTAAATAGGGATGCTGCTTAGTATTAACTATTGGAACCTCATCTTTCTTATATCGTTCAGGATTAGGTTCAAACCACTGAAAAAGAATAGGCGTTTTTTCATCAATGACCTTTAACTCATATTCCTTTCCGGCAAAAGAAACCGTTTGACAGGGTGAACTCTGCACTATATTTGCTGAGTTATGGAAAGTTGTCCTTATCGGTGAAAGCATTCGTCGTCCTGTTTATCCATATTTTCTTCACAACTAACTCTTTAATCTATTAATTATATTGGCATACTCAACCACAAAACCTCCAGCAGTTTTGCCACCTTTGCTTTCCTAACAAACATCACCATGGCATGCCAACAAAAACCGGAGCCGGACTCCGGTTTTGTGAAGCTGTCGGGTTACTTCATCCCGCCAATATTTTCCCACGTCCCGTCAGCACGCAGAATTTGCAGCGGTCTTACCACGCACTGTATCTGCTTTTTATCCGCATCCAGTATCACCACCTGAGTGATTACCCTGGCCTGCTCCGGGATAATACCATTCTCATCTGACTCCAGGATGTCTGCCGGCCCCAGTCGCAGTTGTGCTGTAAGTGACTGCCCGTTTTCACAGTCATCATGCTTTCCGCAACCGCACAGGCTCTGCATAAGCTTTCTCAAAATATTCATGTCATTCTCCAGTTCTGCCTGTATCACTGCCCACTTCATCCAGTCCCTTAACATCCTGCCATGACCCGTCACCAAATCTGACCTGCAAATGCTGAAACATCCCCTGAACCTGTGTGGCATCTTTGGGGTCAAGAAAGGTCAGTCCGGTGATGAGCGCACCATCTGTATCCGGGAACCAGCCATAGCTGTTTGTCTCAATAATGCTCATCGGCCCCAGACGAAAACGGATTTGTGTCTCGCCCGGGTCTCCCTTCGGCCCCTGAGGTCCGGTAGCCCCCACCGGACCTGCCGCACCTGTTTCTCCTTTCGGTCCCTGTGGGCCTGCCGGGCCTGCCGCACCGGTATCTCCCTTTGGCCCCTGTGGACCTGCATTTCCCGTCAGACCGGTCTCTCCCCGCTCTCCCCTGTCGCCTTTCGGCCCCTGCGGGCCTGCCGGACCAGTATCTCCTCTCGGCCCCCGTTCGCCGGTTGCCCCGACAGGGCCGGTGTCACCACGCTCTCCCTTATCCCCCTTCGGCCCCTGAGGGCCAGCGGGCCCCTGTTCCCCCTTTGGCCCGGGAGGTCCCACCACGGTGGGGATTCG